TCCCAAGGTCTCTTCATTTCATTACCCTCTAAGTAATACCAAGTGTTCTTACCTGGGACATTGTGATTCTTAACTCTATCTCCTAGATACTTTTGTACATGTGAGACTGCATACCTTGCTGCTCTCTCTCCTGATGCTAGGTCAGCTTCTTTCAAGGCTTTACGAGCAAGAAGTTCGAGATCTTGTCGTGTGTAAAACTTGTGCTTATCCATCGCTGATGCCACAACTCTTGCTATCTCCACCTCGTCTGGAGAATCTTGTGCATCCACCACCCTAAAGAATCCTCTGTCGTAATCAAAGTAAGCGAGATGCTGTTCTGGTTCTTTGGCATTCCTTGCTTCATAGAAAACATTCATGTTGGGTTTCTTGCCTGACAGCTTGACACCTGAATCCATCCAACCAGCAAAGGCACTACCACCACGCGCTGACATGAACGACAAGTCATCTGCTCTTTCTTTACCAGTGTGATGAGCAATGATGACAGCAACGCCAAAGAGTTCTATGAGTCTGTCTACCCTCGAGAGCATTGCATGTATCTCTGAGTTAGAGTTCTCCTCGCCATCAAAGAAGTTAATGATAGGGTCAACCATTACTATGTCAGGTTTGTGATAATCAATACTTGTTGCTATTTCATCTATGTCTTTGTCTCGCATGAGGTTCTTGCGTAGCCTACCTGAAGCAATCAGATTAGACTTACCTATCTCTAACATCTCTTTGTCATGAACGAATGGCTGATAATACATATCAATTCTTTTCTTCAAGAACTCATGGATGATCTCTGCCTGTAGCCACATGACCTTGAGTGGCCTACTAAACTGTTGATTCATAAACTCTGTGCCTGTGGTGGCCGCTGCTGCGAATGCACCTAGCCAGTGCGATTTACCTATCTTGGGTTTACCTAAAAGCAAGACTCTTGATTGTTGAAAGACAAATGCATCACCCCAAAACTGTTCGATGCGTGATGAGTCCATGCCATCCCAAAAGGGATCTGCAAATGTCTTGAGTCCGAGTGGGTCTCTGTCTGGCTTGTCTTCATTCTTTTGCTGTTCGATGGGATCTTCTTGATCCATGATCTCTTTGAGTTCATCTGTCAGTTGTATCTGCCACTGACTTGTATTCCATTCCAAGATACCTACGCTTTCATCTGGGTTTCTTCTAAGATGTCCTGCACATATGCTATTTACTGTCTGCAATACTTCTTGCACACTCATGGGTGGGTTGTTGGTTTGATTCCAATCAAGTGATTTAATAATAACTTCGCGTCTGCCCCATCCTTCAGCAATCCATTTGCCAACAAGTCTTGCCAAGGTATCGTTACGCATACCAGTATCAACACCATCTATCGTAAGCAAACTATTGTTTTGCGTTCCAGTCTTGCCTGTATCGTTGAAGTCATAGATTACCTTCATGTCTTTACTGGTAAGACAAGGGAGTTCATCCATGTCATCTATGGTCATGCTGTCCACAGTTTCAAACATGTATTGGTTGGAAGGCGATATCATGACATAGCCACCTTCTCCTCTGATGTCTAGTCTGCCTGTGGTGTTTCTTACTTTAAGATTTGGATTGATAGCATAGAAGTAATGATAGCCACCACGAGGTGTCTTTTGTTTCATGGTGGTTCTTGTTATCTGCCCTGACTCTACAAACTCACAGGCCTCTTGTGTATCTGCATCAAGCACCACAAAGTTAATGCCTGTGATAGCTGCCCAATTACAAGTTGGGAACTGTAGATACCATTGTTTGATTTCTTTTAATGTGGGTTGTTTTTCTATGTAGTTAGACCATTTGACTCTTGGTGTCTTTGACCATTTCTTAATTAGGGTATCGTCTTCTTCGTATTGATGTTTGCGTTTAAAGTAATCTGGTATTGTGTCTGACCTAGAGCCACAGGGTATGAGATGAAAATGATTCTCGTAAAAAGAAATCAACATCTCTCTGCGAGAGTCGTTCATGATTTCTTCCCCCTTAATATTGAGGTTCAGGTCAATAGCCACTTATACCTTTTCGATAGATCCGTAAATGCTTTCCCAATCGAGAGCACGCCCGGTCATTTTAATAAGTTTCTTGGCTTGGTTGACTGAGGGTTGTCTATGACCCCAACGCCATGCACGGATAGTTGACACTGAGACTTTCAAATCTTTTGCTAAAGATTCTTCGCCTCGTTTTTCGATGTAATCTTTGAGTTGCATTTCTCTCCTAAAAAGACAATGATAATTGAGACATTACAAATTGTAAAGATATTTGTTGACAAATGATTTTATATCATTAATATAGATAGAGTATTTTTTTGGAGAAAAGTATATGGCAGATAAAAACAATTATGAATCAATGGGCTTGCGTTCTCTACTCAAGCTTAAAAAAATAAATTTGCAGCAACAAGCAAAGCTGAAAGAAGAATCTAAAAATTTAGACAATGCTATTGTTGAATGCGAAGAAGTAAAACCAATCACACAAACACTATCAAACTCTGGTGGATCTAAAAGAGTAGGACTTAACGGTGCTATACCTAAAGATCTGCGAGTGCAATTTAAAGTGACAAGAAAGTGGGATCAAGAATTGTTGCAAGACTTAGCTAAAGATATAACTGGCTTTCCTTTTAAGTCAGAGTTTGTTGAAGACGTAAGACAAAGCAAGAAGATGCAAGAAACTGATCCTGAAACCTGGCAGAAGATCGAGTCTGCATTAACCACCAAGATTAATGAGAGACCTTACATATCTTTTATTGATCCATTACAAGGAGATAACGATGAGTAAGACAGCAGATTTTTTACTTGGCCTATACGAAGATGCTAATTGTGTTTTAAGTTTTTGCATAGACTTTGAAGAGTTTTGTAGCAAGATGAAAGAGATCAATGAGTTGTATTTACCAAGCATATTATCAGATGTATGGGAAGAACATGTGGCTTCCCAAGAACCCTATAACGTTAACGAGTTTGACAGGAGACCAAGGTGAGTCTATTGAATACTATTGAAACAGGAATTAAAGTCCCGGCTTTAAAGATTAATGTGGCTGGAACAGATGGCATAGGTAAAACAACCTTTGCCTCTAAAGCACCCAAGCCTATATTTGTGAAGACAGAAGATGGCACTAACTTTGTTGATGCTCCATCCTTTCCTCTGTGCGAAAGCTACGATGACATTGTCAAACAATTACAAACGCTTTACGAAGAAGAACACGATTACAAAACTTTGGTATTCGATACCACTGACTGGGCTGAAAAGCTTGTGCAAAAAAAGGTTTGTGATATTCACTCAATAAAATCTATTGAGGCATTAGGTTTCGGAAAAGGTTATACCGAGTCAGCAGAACTCTATAACCGTATCTTAAAAATGTTTGATCTGCTACAAAAGAAAAAGATGCACATCATCCTTCTCTCCCATGTAGCTATCAGAACTTTCAATGATCCAGAGCGTGAGCCCTATGATCGTTGGGAAATGAGTTTACACAAGAAAGTATCTTCACAGATAAAGGAATGGGTAGACTTTAACCTGTTCGCTAATTACGAGGTATCAACTCGTACTAGCGGCCAAGGTTTTAAGGAAACAACTAGGGGTGTGTCTTATGGCAAACGTAAGTTGTTTCATAAATTCAGTGCAGCTTTTGATGCAAAGAGTCGAGTTGACTTAGGCAACATGCCTTTGGATCTTGATTGGAATGCATTCTTATCTGCGTTCAAGCAATCTCTAAAACAATTAAAGGAGAAATAAATGACGGATGATATATTTAATCTGAACCTGACCGATGTTGAAGACGACAGTGGTCCTATTGAACTCATGCCAGTTGGCGACTACGAAATGGTAGCCACAGCATGGAAGTCTAAAAAATCTGCTGAGAAAGGTCATAAGATGATAGAAGTTACTTATGATGTTGTCGGACCTAAGTATCAAGGCAGAAAAGTTTGGGAAAACTACATGCTAGAAGGCAACGGTCTTAATGTAACAAAAGGCAAGTTGCGTAACTGGAGAAAGGCCATGGGCATGGAACCTGATGTCGAAGCTTTTGGTATCGAGCAGCTAGAAGAAATGATGAATGTTAATTTTCTAGCAACCATGCGAGTAGAAGTTGGTGGTGACAAAGGCGATGGCACTAAGTGGGCTGATAAAAATGTTATTGGCAAGTTTATCCCTGGTGATAGCAAACCAGTTGCAAGCAAACAAGATGTAAATCAATCTGATTCATCTAGCGATGATGACGACTTTGATTGGGACAAGTGATGAATAATCCTGTCCCTACATATGACGGTTACAATGCCATAGTTAATCGTCTGTCAGGTGACATCAAGAGTGAAATAAAAGCTCTTGGTGTCCATGACACCATTAAAGAAGGTTTGTTAACAATAGTTGATAGGCTTGGAGACAATCTCACAACTGAAATAGAAGAAATTATTTCCGGGAGAGAAGAAGGGGCTTAGAATCTCCGTCATAACCTTGAGGTGTGGTTAGGCCCTAAAACACCTCACTATTTTTTTGGAGAAAAATATGAATATAGATAGAAGAGAAGCTAACGCTTTGATATGTGCAATGACAGATCTTGTTAACAGTGTAGATACAACCCTTAATAATCTACCGCCTAAACTAGGTAAGTCCATGCATAATGCTAAACTTACATTATTAAACGTGGATGTAAAAAATGAAAAAGAACAACATGAAAGAAGACTTCCTTGATAAAGATACTTGCGACAGAGTCATTGAAGACATGGAGATATGTCTAGATGATTGGTCTAGAATGGATCTAGATACCAAAGCAGCAGTAATAACTTTGGCTAGGTTTGCTATCCTAACTGCATTTAAGTTTTCGCATAACCCAGATGATGCAGTCAAACTAATATCGTCAATTGTTTACGACAACTTTGTTAAGGATCCATCTAACATAGATGAGTTCTTATCAGAAGAAAAAGCAGACAAAACGATTCACTAAAAAATGAAAATAGATAAAAACATACCTATACCTAAAAGAAATTATGGGAATATAACTGACAAATGGCCTTGGAGATTAATGGAAGTAGGTGATAGCATTGCTATACCAATTGATGAAAACGATAGGGTTATTAAAAAATCTTATAAAGCAGGTCAACTTTGTCAAAAAACA